GGCAACAGCAATGATATGACCAGGAGAAGGTATTGCCCCCTCTAATCCTGTCGCAAAACTAATAACTCTGTCGTTAGCATTGGTGAGTAACGCCCAGCGACCTCTACGGTTAGCCTCCGTCTGTCGAGTGCAACCTATCGCTGATATTTCAGTTTTGCGTACTCCGTAACGACGCTGTAGTTTAATATCGGCCACAGCCTCAATCGCATCATTACTGTGGTTATTGGTGTCTGTGTAGGAAACTAATGCTTGCGTATATCGATTTTGCTGACTACCTCCTGAATATGCAGGCTTACCTCCAACAATATTGGCATTGGTAAACGTTCTAAAAATACTATCTGGCATATCAGCGACAACATTAACCTTGTTATCAGCCCAAAATGTCATACCACGAAAAATAGCCGCTATATCTCTCAGTACTTGGTATGCTGATTCTTGCGATTGAACATAAACATCGCACAGGAATCGAGGCTCCTTACCATCACCACCATGACCATCTGGCACTAACTCATCACAATATTGTGCTATTTTGTATAAATCCCACTTTTCAATCTGCGAAGCTTTAATACGATCACCGCACCCATAGCGGTTATTTAAAACCAAGTCATAAAATACCCACGCTGGATTATTGGTTGCTGCAAGCTTAAAAGTACCATCCCACACACCCGAATAGGTCCGGTTAATTGGATCATAATTAGTTGGCACTTTAATCAGTAACCCACCTTTTGGACGAACACTAATTTTAGGGATGCGATTATTAAATTGACGCGCATTGAAGGTGATAAATAATAGGGCCGTATTTGGATAACGCAATTTAGCATCGATAACATCTGTTACCGCAGAAATAGTAACTTTATCAGCAATTCTGGCTGTATTCTGATTCTTAGTTAATCGTCGGACGCGGATCTGCCAACCTGTATTTGCCTTGGGCAAATCAACGCGGTGCGTACGCTGATACTCGCTAGTTGTTTTACCATCAAAAGCAGACCTCAACACCTCATTATATCCAACACCATCTGTAGATAAATCAATAGCATATTCAATTCTATAGCCTGTAGTATCCCCATTATCGTGTTGTTGAAACAATTGAGGAACAGATAGTCTAATGCGCACAGCAGATAGCTGAGTGTTATTAATGCTCCGCACATAGGGCTGATCGTCTTTTAATTCCAATCCTACCGATGTTTCGCTATCTACTGATGGGATACCCTGAATGTATTCTTGGTGTTCACTACCCGGTCTAAATTCCCAAGTGACACCCTCAAAATTCTTAGTACCGTCCGCATTGCCAATCGGTGTATCATCAAGAAAAATACGAGTATCGTCTAAGCCACCAGCAATTTCACCTTCTGAGATAGCCAATAAAATCTTAGCTGTTGATTCAGAAAGTAAGCTATCTGGTGATTCCGTGGGCGTATGTCCGCCACCGCCACCACCTTTTGCACCATGAATTAATTCCATATTTCACCCATAAAAAAAGCCACATAGTGGCTATTCTGAAATTTGTTTATGTTATTGCTGATCTTCTGTATAAATACCTGCGGAAATGATTGCCCCTCCCACCTCTCGCCTGTCCAATCCATAAAGTAAAGGAACTGGATTTCCTTGCGCAGTAGAGTTTACAGCTCCGCCAAAGGCATAAGATGGTTTGTTATCTGAATCTTGCCTCATTGATAGACCTCGCGGTTGAGGTGAAAGCATCTGGTAAACACCACCAAGTGCTACACCTAAACCTATGGTTCCGATTAAATCGCTCGCCCACAAAGCAGCCCCCCAAGGGGCAAATGTCGCGACACCGATCATGGCAATACCCAGCATAGTTTGAAAGAATCCGCCTCGTTTACTTCCTTTAATGATTGGTGCTATGCGGATCTCTTCTTTGGTATCAAGATGTAATTCATCTTCAGCAATGTTTCGTTTCCCCTTAAATACAGCAAACTCCAGCCCTTTCAGATGTGCATTAGCAAGAAACTGCTCAAACCCATCATAAAGCACAGAGAGTGCCTTAATTGCTTCGCGAGGTGAATCTATATCTAATTTGTGTTCACGCCCAAATTTTGCGCCAAGAACACCATATAGACGTATTGTTTTTAGGCTCATACAAACTCTTTCCTCCGAACAATTTTTACAGTCCTATCTCGCCAGTAATCGCTGTAAGGAACCAGTCTGCTCAGTTGTCCATATAAGTGATGAAGTAGCATACCATTCATAATCACACCAGCGTGATTAGGCACATCGGCTTGCACTTGCATAATCACCATATCGCCCTCTTTCGGCTCGCCAGTGACGTCAACAAAACCCGCTTTCTCGTAGTTATCCATATACAGGTTTTCGCCTTCTTCCCACCAATGCCGATCAACGCTGTAGTTATGTAACTCAATACCGTGTTTTTGGTGGTAGTAATCCATAATTAACGACCAGCAATCAGCATAACCCAGCACAAAAGGACGTCCTTCTAATTCACGCTCACCTCGAGGGTAAATAATTCGAATATCACCCTCTGGACATGATGCGATCACCCAAGGCAATCCAGTTGCATCACACTGTAATTTATCTATTTCGCTAGGTTGAGTCGTTACACCATCACCACAATGGCTGTGCACAATTGCTATTGGCTCACCCCAGTCCTCAGCAAGAGCGTAATCTTCTGGAGAAAGCTCAAAATGCTCTGTTGGGTTATCTGAAAGATTGCTACAAGGAAAGTATTTTTTAACTCGACTTTTCTGACAGATAACTCCGCAAGCTTCTTTGGGATATTCGGCTTTTACATGTTCAAATATCGATTCTCTTAATTTTTTTGTGATCATCTCGTTAACCCCGCAGCGGGAAACCCTCCAAAATCTAATGGCTCATTCTCACCAAAGCGTTTTTTGCAATCACTAATAAGCCCACCACAACTATCTAGCGCTGGATCATCAACAGGGTTTCCTCTCTCATCAAAATATTTATTCCCTGAATATGAGCACCCATTACCACTACGATAATCGCCTTTCATGCACCAGTAACAAAGATTATGAATTTGTCGAACGGGTATCATTACTCCCTGCAAATCAAACGGGCTAGACAGCTCGAACTCTACGGATTCGCCAGCCGCCTCATTAGTTTTACGATCGATGTAATAAACTTGTTTAAAGCATTCGTCTGGATTAGCTGTTGAATTTCCCTCAGGAAAGTTTTTAGCATCAAGATAGTGAGCAAATGTCTCATAAATAGTCACTTTGGCTTGCACCATGTCGTCAAACTGAAGACATAGAGATGAAATTAAGCCATCTATATTGGCAACCTTTAGAGATGGTCTCGCTGGACTACCATCACTATTTTTTGCCATTCCTTCAACTTCATAAGGCCATGCCCCGTATTCATTGCCTTGCCACCAAATTGGTTTTGGCTTGATATCACCATTAGATTGCTCTATCTCTTCTGGTGTATGAGGTAGATTGTAAGCATGGAAGCGAAGAATGGGCCCATCAAACTCACTGCCATCCACCTCAATTAATTGAACCTTATTACCCGGCTCTAATTTTTGTACATCTGCTGTGATATTCATGCGCTAAATGCCTGTTCAAACGTAGCTGTCAATTTCATTACTCCATCAGAGATGGGGAGCATCGTTATTGAATCAGCTTTAACACGATAAAGCCCTTTTTCACCAAATGGAGGCGTCCAAATAAATGATTTTGCTGTGTGTCGCCGAATGAATTTAAAAATAGGCATCACCTCATCTTTTAGTCCCATATAAGCAAATGGCCACGTTTGAGATTCTGGATTAATACCATCACCAGCAACTTGTTTGTAACCATCTCCAAATTCAACTTCTTTAATGCGATGCTTGAACTCACCGCTTGGCGAATCTTGTATTTGTGTTCGCCATTTAAACTCTTCCATTGGTTACTCCAATAAAAAAGGCGATACAAAGCCGCCTGATCAAATATCAGGATATTAATAAATATCCATTAGGTTATTTTATATATTCAGCCCAGAGAAACTTACCGAAGGAATGGCTGACTTACTTCGATGGAGAATTGAATATGTTAGTTAGTGAAATGGCAAAAGACATAGAGGCCCTTCAAACACGTACTCTTGCTTTAGAGTATATAATTCAAGTAATGATTAGGAATATGTCTGATATTGAAAAAGAAAAACTTATTAGTGAATTAAATAGAGTATCGCATGATAGTCCTGTAACTATCGAGGCGTTTGGTATCATTCAGTCACATTTACATAATTAGTACCATATTATAAAGGCGGTTACTGTGCCGCCTTTATGCGATCTATCATGGTTCTTGCATATTTTTCCGCTCTCCCCATAAATGAAGCAAATGTTTCATTTGGGTTATAATCCTCTGTGTACTTAAATTGTAACTTTGGTTCTTCATCTGGGGTATTATTTCCCACTATCTCCGTTACTGTAATTTCTGACGTTAATATAGGTTTTTCACTTATTTTTATAGCCCCAATGCCATATCTTTTCACATCCCCTGTAATTTCCACTCCTGAAAATTTGTTTGATAACAATGGGAACTCTACTTTGATTTTCATAACTACCTCTCATTAAAAAGCCACAGAATTTGGTGGCTGTTATTGGTTTAATTCTTTAATTGTTTTTCTTGCATATTCTTCGGATTCTTTAAAATATTCCGAAAGAGGCTTATTAGCATCAAAGCTAGTTTGATAAACCAGATATGCTTTTGGTGGTTCAAAATCAGCTTCATTTCCCATGTATACATCTACTGGAATGCTAATTTCTTTATCTTCTGGACGAATACAAATATTTCCTAATTTTAATTTCATAAATACCTCTCTTATTAAATGATTATCTATTTCCTGATACTGCTTTAATGATCTTGTACAAATCACCACCTTCTCGCCCTTCACTAATAAAAAGGCTTTTAACTTTATTCTTTAACGATTGCTCAGCAGCTCTCACATCTATATTTGGCATTGCACTTTGTTGCTGTTCGGTTTCAATCTTGACGCCGCTCATATCAATTGTCACATTCACCCCACCACCAGCAATTTGAGGATTGCGAGCGATAAATGCTGTTGGCTGTGTAACCGACATGGGCGCAGAACCACCGACATGACCACCTGAAGCATAACCTCTCTTTCCTGCATCCATTAGTCGATAGAGATTATCTACACCTAATCGTTGCGTTGCTTCCTTGGTAAAGACGAACTCGCCTTTATGTACTACACCCGCTGGATCATGTTTTCCACCATCGCCTGTATAACCACCACTTGCAAACCCAAAGAAATTACCTACCGCACTACCACCAAATGCCGCTTTCATAGCATTTAGCATAGCCATCTGCATTAACATCTTGGTGGTCATTTCTAAGAATGAGCGAGTGAAGTCAGCAAAATTAGCTTTGCCCGTCAATACAAAATCAGAGAGACTGTTACTCATGCCTTGGAATGCTGATTGACTAATTTGAGCTACGTTACCGTAAACGTTTGTGGCCTGATCTTGGAATTCAGCAAAGCCTTTCTTAACGCCTAACTCCCAGTTAGCACGAATAGAGTCTTCCTTAGCATAATACTCCTCTAAAGCTTTTCTCTCGTCTGGTGATTTAGCTTTCTCTAGTGCGATGTCTCGTTGATACATGCGGCCAGACTTACCAGCTCCCAACTCTAAGGCGCGACTTCTGGCATTAATTTCTTCAACACGTTTAAGTTGTTTATCTAACTCACGATTATGTAACTCCTGAAGCTTAACCTCATCACCAGCTATGGCCAGTGCTTCTTGAGAAGCAAGAATGTAGTCCTTTTTAGCAAGCAACGCCTTTTCGTCCTTGGTTAACTGTCTTGTTTTCTGAGCCTCCTCAAGGATTGATATTTTCGCTTCCATATCCCAAAGTTTTTTACGCTCAGAGCTAATCACATCACTGACTGTTTTATGCTCTTTTAGCACCTTCAATTGTGCTTGCAGGGATAGTAGGGCTTGATTTGCTGATTCATCTACTCTAGTACCATAATCTGGTCGGTAGGTTGGGGTTTTACCTTTACCTTTGGCTTTTTCTTTCTCGTAACGCTCTTTCTCTCGGCGGATGGCTTCATCTTTTGCAGCTTGAGATGCATACGCGTTATTTTTTATCTCATTGAGTGTTCTCTGGTGCTTTTCCTCTGCGGTTTCGTATTGTCGCTTTAATTCTTGATCGGCTCTAAATTGCGCCTTTTTACGCTCTTCCTCATCTCTTGCGGCTTTTTCACTTGCATTTTTTATAGCGATTTGAGTCTGTTTTTCTTTTAATAGAGCGAGTTTACTTTTAACTTCATCTACGGTTAACCCTGTTTTGTATCGTAGTATATCTTTTCCAGCAGGTTTTATTTGAGCTTCAATTAAAGCTTCTTCATACTCTTGAATTTGCTGCTCAAGAGTCTTCTCCCTGCCGATATTTAACATTTTATCCCATGCTTTTTCAGCTTCATTGCCAACCCATTGCCAAGCTTTTTCAAGCGTACCTAGATTTTCCTTTATCTGTTTGGTTCGCTCATCCATAGCATTGGCATATGATTCCATAGCCATTTTAGCCGCTTCTTGCTCTTTTCCTTGCGTCTGAAGTGTGGTTATTTGTTCTAATTGGGTAGCAGTTAAAAAATGTAATGATTTATCTAATTCAGTGACTGCTTTAACTGGATCTTCTTGCAATCTCTGAAATTGCTTTATTGTCTCATCAACCGATTGACCAACGGCTTTTTCCATAGCAGCAGCGGTTTTAGATACCATGTCAACATCTCGGCCCGAGAAAGCACCAGAGCCAACTACTTTTGAAATAGTATCAGCCATTCCATACTGAGTTATCCCATTCCCCGATAAGCTTCTAGCCAAAGCATCCAGCTGTGCAGCTGTTCTTCCTGCATAACCACCAGTAAGAATTAACTGCTTATTATACTCGCCAAATTCTTGCGACCCTTTATACGCGGCTAACGCCACAGCTGCCGCAGCACCAGCAAAACCAAACATAGCAACTCTTGCAGGGGTAATAAGTGATGCTAACGCTTTTAGTGAGTTACCGACACCACCAAATGAGTCCTTTATTTGCCCCCCTTGTTGTATCATCACCATCCAAACAGGCATTCCTGATGCTAATGACGTAACAATATCTGTCATTTGGGCTGGTAGTTGTCGCATAGCGTTTCGATATTGACCAATAGTGATTGAGCCATTTAAGAATGCTTTTTCTTGCTCTTTTAGCTTGTTGATCATCGGCGCGGCTTGTTGCGACACGCCAAGTTGAGCCGCTTTTAGCTCTAAAATCTCTGTCCTCGTTTTGCCTATAATTTCAGTTTGATTTTTCAGTGAATTTAAAAAATCATCAGCAGCTTGCTTGGCTCTATTTGTTGCTGCCTCTTGAGCTAACAACGCCCGCCCTTCAGCAGTAAGGGACATATTAACTCGTGTTAATTTATCTCTAGTCTGTTCAAGTATGGCGTTATAGTCTGCAAACTGATCCTTTGGTAATATCCCTTTTTTATTTGCCTCTATTAATTTTTGAGTGGCTTTATCAAGCGCATCAAATGCTTTATTGGTTGGATTTATTGAATTTAATAAGTCATCAAGTTCTTTCTTTTGCCTCTTTATCGCGTCGGCTGCTCTCTTTTGATGATCAACCCCTCTATTAAACTGGTCATTTAAATTTCGCGAAGAACCGCTTACCTTCTCTGCTGTATCGCCGAACTCCTTTAACTTTTGTGTGCCACGCTCCAGATCTGACGTATCAGCCTTTAATGATATTGTTGCTATATCTGCCATTTAATTTCCTCCAGATATAAAAAAACCACCCGAAGGTGGTTGTATTTTAGAATATGGTATTATAGAGAGTTTGCCAAAGCGTCTGATTTTTCCTTAATCATTATTTCATTCTGTTTTTTTTCTTCTTGTTTTATTTTTTCAATAAATTCAGATTTGTAAAACAAAGATATAATAACTGACCTATTATCGCCAGTGGCATTCAACATAATCATAACACTACTGGAGTCATTACCTTGAAACAAAGATACATATTTACCACAACCCTCATTATTTAGGCATTCTGGTAGAGTAAGCATTCCTCTTGTTCTATTCTTCCATAAGTATTCTTCAGAATATTGTTCACTGTACTTTGAAGATAATGCTTGTTTTAATATGTTATATTTCTCAATAACTTTACTATCATCATCGTCATACACATAAATCAATGCATCTACATTAATTAATCCATACTTATCGTCAATACTTACACTGTACATATCCAGACCATCAATTAATGAGGAATCATTTTTGATGAGATACTCTTTCACTCTATTTTTTTCATTACCAATTAACTTTATATTTCCAGTTTTGCTGAGCACATCACTGTATGTCATCCCCCATTTTAATCCAAATGGGGCTGATATTTTTTTCTCTACTGCTAACGTTGTTGTGCTAAAAAACAAGCAGCTAACCAGCAAAGCAATCACCCCACTAATATTCAATAACTTCTTCATCCCGTCCTCTCAGTTCTTTATTTAGTTTTCTTAATGGTAGCCGAGTGTAGTCGCAAATGGGAGCAAATTGTTATAACCAACCAAATCCTTTAGCCATTAATCCAGCCAAACCTAATGCAACAGCGATGATCGCACCAAATAACATACGGAAATCGGATTTAGCATCCTTTTTAATATCTTTTATATCGTCTTTAATTTCGCTGATGTCGCGCTTAATGTATTCAACATCAGACTCTAATTTAGCTACTCGTAATTCCATATCTCCACCTCCACCATCGCCACCATAGGTAGTAGTATAAAAATCCTCAGCCCTTTCATTAGGCTTTACTATTCTTAATCTATTTCTACTTAATTTAGAGTCAATGGCTTGATTATTCATTTATTTTACTCACTTTGAAATAAGCTCTATTGCTGTTTATCATCTCTGCATTTTTTATAAATGATGACTCAATAAAGTAGGTTCCTTCTTCTATAAATTTACATTTTTCAAAGGTGAGTTTTATGGATGCCATTACTTCATTAGGCTTCCCTTGTGTATCCTTTACCTTAATTAATATCGATTTCGGATCACAAATTGGAGTTATTTTTTCACCATCAATCCTAAACAACCTATTTTGAAGAGATATTGGCTCATCATCCTTAAGGTCTAACATGAACACCTTGAAATGGAAATCAAGCACAACAGGTATTTCGTCACAATCAAAAGACAGTAACGGAGACTCATCATCACTAGGATTATATGGGTGTAAAAAAGCTATTCTTTCTGTATTCATGAGCAACACTTATTAGTAAAATGTGAATACATTTAACCATTTGTTTTAAGCAAGGTGTTACTGATCTTATTTACAGCAAAGATGGAAATTTCCACTATCTTTTTTATTACCCACTAAACCACCCTATTGTTTTAATTTATCAAGAATGTTCGTTATTTAGGGCCTGTTATCCCATACACTAGAAGCCACTTCAAATAATCTTCTAATGATATTCCTCTGATTTCTGCCGATTTTTTAGCAATCTCTAGGGTCTCATTATCCAGTTCAAGTGATATTGTTGCAGTATTGTCTTTATTCATGGACATTTGCGTTAAAAGATTCTCACCATCCATAGAAAATCCGTTCTCTAGAAATGAATACTGAACACCAAGAGCTTTCGCTAATTTGGCAATAATGTGGGCTCTTGGCACATTAATACCTGATTCATATCTAGATATTTGAGCCGGTGCCACACCTGACAATTCGGCAAGCTCACTTTGTGACAAGCCTTTTTGCGCCCTTAGTTCAGTTAGTCTTTTTGCAATAGAGTTATTTTTAATCATAATTAGTCATCAATAGTATTGACAAGTGTTGTTTTGAGTATAAGATATATTTTACATGATTAATGATGACTGTCTATGACTTTTAAGCATGTAAAATAGCGAAGCCCTAACTACTTGCAATAGTCAGGGCTTCTAGTTTGATTCGAAAAATTAGGAAACGAACCATGAATACTATATCAACTATCAATGTACCTTTCCACGGTAACAATTTATATGTTGTGAATTATAAAGGTCAGCCATATGTACCGATGAAACCTATCGTCGAAGGTATGGGATTAACTTGGCAATCTCAATTTGAGAAGATAAAACAACGATTTAAATCAACCATCACGGAAATCGTGATAGTTGCCGCAGACGGCAAGGAGCGCAATATGATTTGCCTAGCTCTCCGTAAACTTGCAGGCTGGCTTCACACTATCAGCCCTAACAAGGTAAAACCAGAGATCCGCGATAAAGTAATCAAGTATCAAGAAGAGTGTGACGATGTACTTTACGAATATTGGACTACTGGTGAGGTTAAGAAAAAACACAAATCAACTGTTCAGGAACGCAACCCATTAAAGAATGCTGTTAATCTACTGGTTAGCAAGAAAGGCATCATGTACCCAGAAGCCTATTCTCTTGTTCACCAGAAATTCAATGTTAGTAGCATTGAAGAATTAACAGTAGATCAGATACCAGATGCGGTTGAGTATATTCACAAGTTTGTACTTGAAGGTGAATACATTCCTAAACAGGAAGAAAATATACTTTTTGAACCAAATCAAAACTCAATCACCGTAACCATACCAAAAGAAGGAAGATGGTTAGTTTCTTATAAAAATGGAAAGCAACAAGTAGTTAGCGTTGATGGTCATAACGTTGTCAGTGTTGAATACATTCAAAAATTACAACGTGACTCTAATGCGCTTATTGAGTTACTGCAAAACTTCCGTCTACGCACCCAAGTTATGCAAGGTGAGAAAAGCGGAGATATTTTAAACACTCCGTTAATTGCATAACAATAGTAGTAACGCCCAAGGATGGGCTATCAATTCTCGCGATTCGCTATAATCAAACTATATCAATAAATTACACAAGATAAGTTTTACAACTTTTTTGTAAAACCCTTTAGGAGTCGCTCAATATTTGAACTACAAAACTTTTGTAGTTACCTACAATTATTTTGTAGGTCGGTCATTTCAATTTAGAACAATCAAACAATATCAATAATTTGAGATATTCAGGCAACAAAAAACCCACCGGAGTGGGTTGGTTTGGTTATTCATCATCAGGGGTGGGTTGTTTTGCTTTTCTTCCAAAAACAAAAACGCCAGCAAGTCCAATAACATTCATAGTTATTAGCCCCGCACCTGCACCATACTCACCTTTCCACATAAGGTACCCACCAAGCAAAAAAATAAGCAATGACAAGGAGTAAGCCATCCATTGCCCCCTTTTGTCTTTTTTGATAGCGCCATTCAGTGCAGTTTTTTGTGTTTCATGCCTGAAGCGTTGCTCAGCCTCTGTGAAAGAAAGTATTCTCTCAGCCATGCCAGGAACAATTTCTTCGTATTGCCTAAGGTGATCTGGGTGTGGGAGAGGTCCGTGGAATATTTCACGTTTTTGGATAACTGACATTATTTTAGGGCGGTCCAACAGTCTCTCGAGAACAGCTGGATTCTCTTCAACTGCGCTTTCTATTTTAGCGACCGCCCCTGTTAATTCCTCTTCCGACATTATCGTGTGATGCTTATCTTGTTCTTGCTCTGAACTCATCACTTTCACTCACAAGTTGAGAAATAGCCTTGCTCATATCTTTCCCTACGGCTTCGATATCTTTTTTTAGGCGGTCTTGGTCTCGCCCTTGAGCTGCCATTCTTCTGTAATTTGTAGCAGGAGCTAAGTCCATTACGCTACCCATAGCTATGAGATATCTGCGCATTGTTGCTGTCATATGACACCTCCGCTTAGTTGAAGACTATAGTTCATGGTTACATCAAATTGCTAAATATAACTGGAGCTATCGTAAAACAACATTTAGTTAACTTCAATAAAAGTTTGTGCCTCCGAGAGGAGTATCACTATCTATCACAAGAGATAAATCTCTATTTAGAGGAAATTTAAACTGTATCTAAACACAGTACCACTACCTACAAAACGGCTCAAATCCACCGTTCGGCTATCTTCGGACAAGGCTGGGATTAGCACTTTCAAAAAACAATAAAGGACCAAACGTCATCAGGTTAGTAGCAGCCCCATTTACTTTGTACGGATATTTGACTTAATTAAATTCACGTCTAATATTTGTTCTGCTCAATAACGAGCATTACAAGGAGTTTTTATTATGGGTAAAAAACCCGGTGAAAACACAGGTAAAGATGGCGGTATCTATCGAGAAGTTGGACCTCGTGGCGGTTTAAAAAACAATTATGCCACAGTGAGAGACAACGAAAAGCTACCACCAACAACGCAATCAGGCAACACATGGGTTCTTGAAAAAAGAACACCAAACAGTAAGCGTCCTTAACCTGTTGTAATAATTAAAGCCGGCCTACGTCGGCTTTTTTGGGTTTAACACAGAAATCCACCATCCTACTAATAAGATGGCAAAATGTTTCATTCGCGGCTCCTGTTTCAACGCTCACACCGACGCGGTGACAAATGTCGAACGCTATATGTGCGCATTCGTGAACTAGAGTAGATAATTTACCGTTAAACACACCAATAATATGGAGTACACACTGAGTGTTAGTAACTGTATGACTTGCACCGTTAACAAAACTATCCCCACCATCAATGCCTAGTTTTTCATGTAGAGATCGCCAATCATCCCAAGAGCCACAATAGATAATATATCCAGATTCAAATAAAGGCACCTTCATATGTCGATACTGCTTTAGGATTTTGTTCATATTCCTACCTTTACTATAAAATATCTCAAGCCTGATAATTGGCTACTTTCTCTTCCTACTCACTAATCGACGTTTGCCACTGATCAGCTCATCATTGCGACCTCTTATGCATCACCTCTAACGCCTTAGCTTCCATAATGCGGATATCGCTAAAAACGGTCGCTCTATCTTTGATGTTGAGTAAGTCCATTATTTGGTTTAATGGGTTGTAATCCAAGCCTGTGATACCATTCATGCCTACACGCCACTGTGTATTCATGGCTGAAAATACTTGATACGAATCCCAAACATCAGGCCAGATTTCAACATCTTCAATATCTGGCGGAAAGCCAAAAGCGCGCTCGAACTCAGCCGATTCTTTTGAACTCATTCCGCCATACATCGCCTCGGCGACCGTTAAGAGTTTTTTTCACGATTACCCATCAGTTCGTTGTAATACGTTGATGAAATAGCACGAGAGGCTGAAGGGTAGTTATCTAACAATATGTTTAAATTTTCTTTGTTATATGGCTCTTCGATCGCCCAGTCAGCAATAATCTGCTCAAAGAACTCAGAAATCGGTTTTTCTCGCATTCCATCAAGCTCACTTACTGAGTGATGTTTAAATGTGAATGTAACTACTTCTGGCTTTTCTTTGCCGGCAACAGGAATTTTAACGTTAGCTTTGAAGGTTGGATTTGGGACGAGTGTAAATTTAGGCATTATCAGTCCTTAAAAAGCCCCTGTTTCGGGGCTGTTGTGAGTATTTATTGATTAAGATGCGTTGGTATAAATCTGCATTTCAGATTTAAGTGAGAATCGCGCTGTTACGTTTTCAACTTCGTTGATAGCAGTGTTTGGCACACGCTGGAATGAAATTGAAGCTGTGTAATAGCGATCTTCTTCTGCGCGTTTATTGAAGAATCGGATTGCAGTAACTTGCTTACTGTCGTCCAATTTTGTTAGCAATTTACGGATAGGCAGCTTAGCATCGTGAGCAAAGGTATAAACCTGTACAACACCATTTTTATAGGTATCGATAGTTTCTGCCTGCTCATCTTCAAGAAATTGAACCTCTTGAGTTTGCTGTTCCCCACCTTCTGTAGAAAGTGTCATTACCTGTGGCATGACTTCCCATGACAATACTTTCTTTAATGTTCCTGTACCGCCACCAGCAGGAAACACATTTTTATCACTTGTATCGACACCTTCTAAGGTGATTTTAGATTCAGCGACACTTGCAACACGGAAAGCACCCGAAGCTTTTTTCCAGCCAGATGTAACATGAACAATATCGCCTTTAGCAATGTCACCCACATCATCAACTGTTAGTACGGCTTCTTCGGCATTAGTTGCCTCGGTAATTTTAATTTCGTCATCGTATTTACTTGCGACGTAAACACGCGACCCATTAGGAATGTTATAGGCCATTGTTAACCTCTATTTTAGGTATAAAAAAACCGCAATTAAGCGGTGTTATCGGATTGCATTACATCGATAGGATGCACGAATAGGAATGGTATAATTTGTTTCATCTGAAATTGGAGGGAACTGGCTAGGCTCTCCGTTAATGTAGATACCCTCCCCTAATGTTAATCCATTTTCTAATCTGTTTTTAACGTCATCAGCAATAGTTGATATCTTAGCGTCCCCACCCCCTACTTTCCCAACTACGTTAATTTGGATAACACCACGATAAACAGGCATATCCAGAGATAACCCGATGTTATCCGTTTCTGCTGGCATGACATGGAGTTGAAGATAGGGAGCGTTAATATCATTAAAAGGAAGATTGGGCCATGCGATTTTTAGGTTTAAATCCTTGCCAATACTCGCCACCAGCTTTCGTATTTCAGTATTAATCGTTGACTGATTCATGATTTAGTTTCCGATACGGCAGAGTTGAAAAACTGACTAAATTCCTCAGCAGTCACAGCAACCATACCGTTAGGTGCTTGTTTCGAATGCCCCATTTCAAGGCGGTAAGCATAAGGCACATTGTTTGTGAAATAGATAGCTTTCATTCCTACCTTAAATTGTTCAATAACAACGTTGCCTAACGCCTTTGTCATATTGCCTGACTTATCTATGCGTCCCGTTTCGCCTTCCGCTGGAGCATCAAATGACACCTGCCAATTACCTCTAAACCGCCCCCCTGTATAACCAGGAGGAACATAAATATCCATAGAGCCATTAACACGAACACGCTTTTTTAATTGACGTCGCTTTGGTGTTAAATTATTAGGATCTTGTTTTAGATACTCATTATGTTCAAAAACTGCTTTATTGTAGTTTGAGGCAACCCTATTAACTTCCCATAGTTCAGGATTCCCAACGGGTGACATATCAACGAGCCTAGCAAGTATTTGAATACTGGTTTTTCTTACAACCGTTTCAATATCTGCATTGGATTTATCGATAAATAAGTTAATTGACCTCATAAACTGATCTGACATGTCACGCCCTCAGTTGAGACTGATAGCAGATAATAATATCAGCGGGTTTAACAGGATTCGGCTCATGAACGCGCAACCAAACGCCATCGATAAGCAGCTTATCCCCTTTCTGAATATCAATGTCTGGAGGAAGTATCATTTTAATATCCGTGGAGAGAATAAGTGTTCCGTCGATTTCGTGAGGTTTATATTGCGTTTTTACCCCGACAACAGAAAATAACGTTTCTGGCTCAAAGTGTTCCTGCCCCTCATCATCAACCCAATGCTTACCATCACGCTTAGCCTGATAGGAAACGCCATATTTTTTCAACATCCTTAATGCTGTGCTCTGCCCACGTTGATAAATGTTCATGGCTACCTCATTGCAAATGTATTAATGGCAAATCCATCCGAGACATCAATCAAGCCAGACAATAAACCTTTTAACCAAGGAAAGTTTGGTGCGCCAGTATTAGTGCCTTCGGCATATTGCACAGTAATAGCGCCCTCAATTCGCTCTGAGGTGATTTCAGCGCCTAACGTGGGCTGTAGGTCATTTTCTACTGATTCAATCGCTAAACGGCATTGAGCTTGGATTAATTGCTTTGGTATCTGATCGCTTGGGATGGCAACACCGTCGCGAGATAGCCCTGAGCGAGGGAAAGATAAAGGTTGATTTGGGTTAGTTCGTTTACCTAACCATTTTTGCGATTCAAGATAATCCATCGCCGTAATTAGTAATGCCTCTAATCCACTATCTGCCAAAGTGATATTTCTATCCTCAGCGTATTTCTTCAAATCATCCACACTTGCGTAGCTATTAAATATTGGAGAGTTCTTATCAGGATCAATCATGCTCACCTCAAAAAAAAGAGGGGCACAAAGCCCCTTAAATTACTCGTCTGGAGAAGTTTTTTCTGTGAATGTAATTGCATCAGTATTTTGTGCAACACCATCAACAGTGGCTGTGACAATAAATTCACCCTGTGAATCAGAAGTTAATTTCACTGTCGCACCACCAGCTTTGCCCGTCTTAGATGAAGTAACGCTTAATTTACCACCTGTTGTAGACCAATTAACGGTAGCTCCTTCGACTGGAGAGCTGCCCTTGGTGTAATTAAGAGTGATCGTTACTGTATCTGTACTGTCAGCGATAGCGGACGTTTTATCCGCTGACAGGGTTACTTTCCCTCTTCGGCAGTCAGTTTAATCATGACGCCAGCGGTTAATTTGTTGCTAGTGAAATGCTTCTTCCAGTTACCTGCGGTGCCTAACTGTGTTAAATCAGGGTTTTTTCCTTTTGATTCATCCCAGCTATAGCCCAGAACGCCAACGTTAACCACGCCTTCACCACGATAACCAACTTCCAAGTTCTCCTTGTCATTGATTTCATAAGATCGGAAAGTCGGCTCTTGGGATTCAGTGATAGTCACAGCACCCGGCACTAAACCAAAGATGGCATCTACTGGCGCTGTATCCGTTACCAGCACAGGCTTACCTAATGTGCCTGGCTGTCCACCGTAGATAACCACACCCGCTTCTTCATACACTTTGTTGTCAATGGCCTGATCAACAATATCGAAGTAGGTGGTTGAGTGCATAACAAACAGATTTACACGGTTAAATTTATCGCCGTATTTGCGTAAACCTTTGGTCAGCGTTTTCTTGCCATCGGTCGCAATATCAGCCGTCACCACCATTTCTTTGTTATTGCCGATTGCTGCACCCAGCGCAGCTAAAGAGTATTTAATGTAACCCTCTAGTGAAGCATCTGCCGCATCCGTACCCACCAACTCAGAAAACTCCGATACATCACGCCCACGGCGTTTAAATGCTTCTTCTGTCGTTGCATAAGGACCATATTTCCAAGGTGCTTTTACATCAACAGATTCGCCCGCGCCGATTTTTTTGTTCTCTACGGATGCTGTAGAGTTTACATCACGATGCTCAATCGAACCGCCGATATGATAAAAGGCACGCTTACGGAAGTCCCCCTCGATAAACAAGTTATCCAGCACAATTGCGCCGTTTGATGCCTGATTAAATACTGCTAAATTATCTTGACGGCGTTCTAAAAACGCAGTTTGTGCTAAATCGTTATAAATTACTAAATCATTATTAGTCGTCGTAGCCATTGCTTATATTTCCTTACTCTTTTGGAAGTTTTAAATATGCGTCACGCCCGTATCGGCGAATATAATCAGCCTTGTCACTAGCGGACATTTGAGAGCGTTTAAAATGCGCACCACCTTGTTTATGTTTCCCTGCATCTGTACCAGAGGCTGCGGGGAATAAGTGAGGAGCACTTTCTTTTAGGGATTCAATCCATTCAATAGGTGATAATGGCGTACGACCATCTTTACCCATAATTGGATTGCCATCTTCATCAACGGCTACGGCCTGACCTTCATCGTTGATCTGAAAAATGCCTTTGGAACGTAAAATTAAATCTTCTTGAGCGCTGGTTAATGCGCCCGCTTTCCCTGCTGCGGAACGAATTTCATCGCCTAACACACGAGCACGGAATTTATTTGCAAACGCCTCTGCCTTTTCAGCTTTAGAGCTTGCTTCTTTTAACTTCTTGTCGAAATCACCACGCAAACGCTCAGTACGCTTATTGAGAACCTCGTCAATTTTGCCATCTGCAATGAGTTTAGCTTCTTCGTCATTCTCAAAGCGTTTGAGCATTCCCTTCACAGTGTCGGGATCAATACCTTCAAAGCGTTTCAAGTTATCGCCTTGCTCCTTGAGCTTGCCGAGTAACTCACTGTTTTTAGCCTTTAGCCCTGAGACCTGCTTATCGATGATGGCTTGAATCTCTGGGGTGATTTCTGGTACTCCACCCCCTCCACCTTGCGAACTATCATCAGCCTGTGAATAGTATTTGCGTTCGATATTCATAAATAACATGTTATTCCCCTTGGGATTGAATGCGCCTAGCGCGTTGAATTAACTCAGCCCTAAGCTGAATTTAGGTAATAAAAAAGGCCGCATAAGCGACCAGTGTTAGTTTGATTTTAATCCGCGACTGATAACCCGAACCGTGTCACCGACTATCGTTGTAATGTAAGCATGATCTGTTCGTTTAATATCAAATAATGGGATGGCGTCTTTCTTTGTGTGTTCAACCCGCGCCACGATATCTTTATTTTCTGATTCAGGATAAAACTCTAAGCGGTACATATCTCCTAAGCAGTGGACTTCTTCCACTTTACGTCCTTCACGTTCAGTAATTAATTTAAGTGCGTACATAGTTATATTCCTTAGTTTTTTAAGCAACAAAAAAGGCCACCGAGGTGACCTTGTTAAATGGTTTATTGATTAGCTATATCCAGCCTCTCTAAATGCTTGCTTGTCTATCTCCCTGAGCTGTTCGAGAGAAATAAACTCACCTTTGTCCGTGTAAAATTCGGATGGATGCATACCGCCCTCTTTCATCAACCTGAACCTTGTCTCTCCAAATACCTGTCGCTGTCGCCACTCAGGTTGTCGCTGTATCCAATCAAGAAAATTAGTATCCGCTGGCACTTGCCCGTCCATTGATGCTCTCGTTCCTGCATCCATCTCGTCTAAATCAATGCCTAATTCACGCCATGATTTGGTAACCAATGTTTCTGTTGAACGGCAATTGAAGTGGATTTTTCCTGGGCCTTGTAGGTAAGGAACTTTATGACCAATAGGCTTACCTTCCAGCGTGTATTTCAGTCTGTCACGAATAATACAATCGTGAGATGTTTTATTATCGAGGGTAGATAACCACTGTTTACAATCAAGAATGTCTTTATTGGCACCAGCAAACTGATCTCGCGCTGTTGCTTGTAAATGGCTAATGGCAGTTTTAGCTATTGTCGTCGCATTAGCTCGGCTTAGTTGCAATATGCCATCTTTATAACCTTGGTTTGCATGTCCTCTGATTTTACGTCCGATTTCTACCGCGCTATCACCATTTAAATAACCATTACGAACAGCGTTATTTATGCGTGTCATGCGATCTGACTCTAACCCATCAGCCCATTCAGAAAGTAATTTCCCTTGAAATGGGCGAGACATGACTGAGGAAAATAGCATTTCCTCTGTAATGCTCATTAGTGGATATTTGCGTAGAACAACATCAGGTAGTAGAGAATCAAAAAGGGATGGGTAATAACCAGCCTCATATAATGCATGCGCTCTCATTTCTTCCGTTAGTAGCGAAAAAGCGCTATCAACAGCTCGCTTATTAATACTTCTAACGCTGGACAGCAACGACTCCAATCGCCTTGCAGTGAAACTATTAACATCGATGGAGGTATCATCTAAAGACACTATAAGTGAAGCAGTTAATTCAGCATCAAACTCATTAAGTGCCTTTATCATGCGTCTAGCCACCCCTGTAGAATAGCGACCAGAAAACAGGGAGTGAGCAATCAATTCATCCATTAACCGCTCATTCACTGATCTCATGTCTCACCTACCATTGTCGGCTCTTGATTATTAAGCTCATCCACCACCACATCAACATCATCAGCGGGGTCGATAACATCATATTTCTGCAAACTTCTCACTAAGTCAGATTTACGCGTTGCGCCAGATTGCCATGCTGCGACGATTTCACGGATCATCGAACTATCGGCAATGTGATTAACGAGGTCTTTGTTAATCTCAAACGAAATGCCTGCAGTATCTAAACCTAAGTATTCAGCACACCATATTAGCGATTTACTGCATGCATCGGAAACATTAGAGCAACAGATGCTCAGGATAGAGGTTTGTGCGTTCTGTTCACCGACAGACTGAATAACCGTTTTAACTTTGCTATCAGCAGAAACCAATTGAGCACCGAGCGCAACCATATAATCGCGTTTACTGTCCATTGCTTCTTTTGCCAGCATGTTAGGTTGAGCCTGAGCGTAACCAAAGAAACCTTCTTTTGGCAACATAATTGGCGAGCGAGAACCAACCATAACGCCTTTCTTTTCTAGATAGTCACGCCATTCTGTTCCTAGCCCACCTAGATAAGGTTGTATTTGCCCACAGAAGAAAACAGAATCTTCATAATCAGCAGAGTTTCGATAATGCCCTAGGTTGATTTTTGCCAATCCTAGAAGTGGGGCTTCATCAATAGTGTGATCATTATTCTGTGCACCAATAAATGTAAATGGAATTTCATTCCACACACCGTTACCAGCACGCGCAGGTATATACTCAGAAGAAATTTCAAAAACGCTACTTCCACTGGGCTTGCGATACACGCGGCAGATAAACTTACCTTCTTCTATCGCTAATACTCGGTATTGAATTGCATCTTTAAATCCAAATCCGTCCTCTTCTTCAATTGTCTCTCGCAATACCACCAGCGTTAACATCGTGCGCCCATTAATCCGCGCTGTACGCCAATTAATGATATCTTCAGCTCGATATTGAAATATGTACGGAAGTTTAGAATCACTATTGTAATCAACATATAGCCCGTGTCGCCCTACCTCTAATACCGACTCAAGCGAGGACTGAGCGAGTTGATAAATACTTGAGCCCGCACCATCAGCATCATCTTTTAAACACGAAAGCTTTTCGACAACAGCAACTAAGGGATCTTTTTTAAATGCCATGCCTATCATACCGTTACGGGTGTTACCTGTTATTGGGTAAAACACAGCACGGTCCTGATAGTCTTTATTGCGTTTCCTTTTGCGTTTGCCATCTTGTTCTTCAAGCTCAGGAAGATAGCTTTTTATGTCCTCACCACCTCGACAAACAGAGCGCACTAACTCCCACTGAGGAGCAGCCGTTTTATACTCCGGTCGAGTGAAATCTACATTTGTTGTACTCATCAGAAGGTTGTTCCTAGGTTAATTTCGAATGCTGGACGCTTGGTATTTCTGCGACTCACCGCAAAATACCTAAATCCGTCAGCATCATGCGACGTGTAATCGTGAAGCGGTTTATCTTTCCAACAGCCTCGCTTGTCATCCCACTCTTTACGATAAGCTTCTAGATGAGCAATGCCTTCACTACATTTATGCTCATCAAACACGCAAAGTGGCAGAATTTCACGTACTGCCTCGATACCTTCATCAACTGAAAGCTTCGGCACTACTTCAAATCGGATTGAGTAAATTTGTCCGTCGATTTCGTACCCCTCACGCGCTAATTCACGCCGAGATTTCGCATCCGAGCCAAACTCACGGTTATCGATATCATGAGGGCCATTGTGACTTGCATATGTGTAGCCTTTGTCTTTCAGTACTTTCATGTAGTGCCGTAGACCTTCACCACTGTTTGAGTAGTGGTCTATAATGTGGAACTCCTCGCCCACTTCACGAATAAACCAAATTGACGTTGAGTCACCCACACCAATATCCCAGTACGTGTGAACCGGTAAGTGCGAGTTATCAGGAAGTGTGCCAATGCGTTTATTTTCGTACAGGAAGCGGAACTGCTTGGCGTAGTAAGCGCCTTCAACCGATTGTTGGAATGCCTCAGACGGTATTGACGGATATTCCCGTTTCATATCGTCGCCAAGCGTTTTCTCTTTGGCGTAATACCATGCTTTCTGGCGCTCATTTAATTGAACACCATGTTTGCTGGCTATCTCATCAAAGTAATCAACTAACCGCTGGGGTAATGGCTCAACAGGATTAATGGCATACTCTGGATTCTTCCACCATGAGAAGAAAAAGAACTTCCAGTCTAGGTTAGAGAGAGTCTTATTCTGAATTTGCGCTTTCTCAGCAGACTGGCAATAATCGAAGAAATAACCTGCTCGACCCTCCGCTGTGCTTTCAATCGTCGTAAAACAATCGCTTGATACCGCCTCAAATGCGCCAGTGACAATCTCACGGGCTTTCTCTGGATACTTAGCACATATCTTACCGAACTCAGAAACGTGCAAATAACGGAGCGTACCGCCACGAAATGACGTGCTGATATAGAGCGAGCCGCCTTTGCTAAACACCAACTCACCAGCCGCATCATTACTCGCTGGGTTAGCCGCTTTGATTTCATCAGGTAGCTTGTCATAGGCATACTTTATTTTTTCCCTAAATAGTCGCTTAGCATCGTTAAGTGTGTGGGCTATCAATGCACATTTAGCCGCCTCAAATAACGCTGCGTCCAATTGGATAATGCAGACTTCTGTAGTGAAGCCAAGCTGACGAGCTTTAAGAATAATGTTTCGCGTGTGCATCCCTTCAAAGTATTCGAGTTGCTCAGGCGTCATTTTAAATCGAACTGGCTTGCCTTCTTTATTGGTTATCCAGTAGAGGTGATTTAATCGCCAGAGCTTATCTCTCAATAATGCAAGATGTTCTGGCTTCATGATTATTCCTTAGATAAGTCGTCCATTAGTTCTGATAGCTGACTAGCTGTCTTATTCGGCTGAACATCATCAAGGCCGTATGCTTGACGCTCAAGGCCAACTAAATTTTTAAATGTTTCGCTTAATGATTTGGCTGACTTAACGCGCTCAGGCAGGGAGATGATTGAGTGATAAATTTCATTGAGTTTGTCGCGTCCGTTATCATCAGGACTAAACATTAACTCGCCAAGTTTTCTTAAGGCTGGCACATCAGCACATTCAGCAGATAGTTCATCAAATAAGTTGTTGGTTAATTCTCTAGCCCTTCGAATATCGCCTCTATGCTCCATGCGGACATTAGCGATAACCTCGGCATTAGCCTCAATAAGTTGCCGTTCTGAAATAGCCTTTTCGGTGGCAACCAGACTGGCAACCTCCCTTTTGGCAACCAAGTTTTCAGCCCTAGCCTTAACCTTTGCCTTTAAATCTCGCTCCCATCCTTCTTTCTTGGCACGCTTACTTATCGCCTGATGGGTTATCTCGTATTGAGAGGCTATTTCCCTTATGGACATCACGCCAGCTCGGTAAGCCGACTCGATGGCCTCCCAATCTGGTCTTTTAGCCATATCCATTCCTTAAATAAAAAAGGCCGCTAGGGCCTATTTGGTTTTCTGTTTGTTGACTAACTTGCCTAACTCGCGCTCGACGATTTCAGCAACTATTCTCCCATCATCAACTCTTCCACAGTGTAAGTATTCAAGTGATTGCTGTAATTGACGATAGAGAATGGATAAGTTTGCTTTTTCTTGTTTGGTCATACTTTCTCCTTAGCGAACTTACTCGCCCACACTTTGGCAATATGTAAGCAGTCGTCAAACATTCGCCCTTTTCTACTTGCTTGAGAGCTTCGGCGATAATGATCTACCGCCATGTAACTTGCTCTACGACAAACAGGTAAAGAAAAGCCGAGCTTTTTTAACTCGGCTAGTACGTTCTGCTCTATGAATTGTTCGTGGTTCATGCTGGCTCTTCTCCATCTGGAAATTCGCCCATATCAGGCAAGGTTAATTGTGATAGTTCTTTAATTGCCTTCTTCGCTTTGCGTATTTTCTTTAAGTGACGCTTGCGTAAATTCATTAAGTCACTACCTTTCCTGCCAAAGTTCTCGAACGACCAGTTATCGGCTGCTACTAATCTATTTTGCATCTCATTGATAGTCAGGGTTTTAAGCTCATTCATGTCAAGGTTTGCTAACCCCGTTTGTGGTTTTGACTCTTTTTCAGCTAGATCAAGCAACCATCGACGCAAGGCTTTCGCTACATCTGTATTAGCTAACATTCCGATTAGATGCGCACCTCTAACAGAGAAGATCCTGACCTTTTTCTTACGTAAGTTGTTGTTTATTCCATTGGTCATTGTTTCAGTGACCATTGTCATATCATCAGAAAACTCATCTTTATTGGCGTTATATAGATTGGTTACTGACTTCTCATTTTTGTATTCGAGAAGCTTAGCCATCTAAGAGCTGGTAAACCAAATCTTATTATCACCATTATCAAATGGAGTAATTTCATTACCTTTGAAAACTAATGATTTGCTCATGGTGTAAATCCTTATAGAAAAGCGAACCTGTTCACCAGAAATAACCGCCCCACAGAAAACACCATTAACGGTTTTTCTCAGGTTCGACTTTCTGTAAGGTTCTGTGAGTGTTTTTAATTGCGCGGTGAATGCACAGAATGAAATGCGTAGAGTTCGCAGCTTAGCGATACACTGCCAAGCCACTTCTAGTCTGTTCCTAGCAGTCAAGATATGATCACTCTCCTTAATGGATAAACGACTTATCTAATTGCTGATATATATATTTACTTAAGCTATACTAAGTAATTATCACTATACTTTGATTAATATCCTGTTAGTTTGCCCATGCACCCATGCTGGGCTTTTTTTTATTCCATGCATTCTTGTTTGATATAATCCTGCAACCCTTTAATCATCTGTTCTGACTCTGCAATTCGCTCTCTGAGTAACCAATAATTTCGGATAGCGGTGTCAGTAGGTCGGGCGGTGGTTGCATAAGCCAAGCTGGTGGAGGGAGTGGTTTTGACTTTGGGACACTCGGCTTTGATGTACACCCGCTCTGGATGACGCTCACTAATATCACGCAAGTGACTAATTTCATTCTTAGCATTCGCTAGCTCCTGCGTATATTGAATATCCAACTGATTTAATCGCATTATGCGTGCTTGATAGTCAGTATTAATAGACTTCTGTTCTTCGAGAGCCTCCGTTAGTTCTTTGTTTGTTTCTACTAATAGATTAATTCTGTTAGCTTGCCAATTAATCACCCAATAGCCTCCCACAATAATGCCTACCATCGCAATGACGGCATAGAGTTTTCCGTATTTCATGATTAGTACCGATGATATGAGAGTGCAATCTGACAGCGCTTTTCTAAACTCACTTGGTCTTTAGTACATGAGTTATCAATCAAGAGATAAATGCCACCAGCGACTGTAATGAGTAATGCAAGAATAAAGCCGATAATGATGATTAAAGTTTTCCATGACATAGTGCTGACTCCGCCTCTCGACGACTGACAAGCCCTCGCCAGACCTTTCCGCCTGCATATATCCAACGTTTCATTTCTTCACAGGCACCCGCTCTATCACCAGCGTTTAGCTTCTTGAGTAATGTTGAGCGAGCAAATGCGGTTGTACCCACATTAAAAGCAAAGGAATATAAAGCAGCTTTGGTGTAGTCATCGAGTGATACTTTGATTAATGCATCGACTTGCTGTTGTGTCTTAATAAAATCGATTTGTAATAACGCATCACATTCTTGTTGTGTGTATCTCTTGCCTTGAATAATGTCTTTGCCTGTATGTCCATAACAAACAGTTAGAACACCTGCCACATCACGATAAGGTTCATAACGTACACCTTCAAAATGGGCTATTACTACTAACGCGATGGCTGTGGCTCCTGCTGTTGTTATCACCGCTATTTTCTGTTTGAGAGACATTAAATATCCTTTGGCGCTTTCACCATTAATTCAGCAACCTTTTTTAAGGTTTCGGTCGGGTTTTGTGGGTCAACATGACGAACAAGCTTTTCAAATAATTGAGTGCGTTTTCGTTGTTCTCGACGAGTCATAAAATAAGTGGCTAAACCCAGAAGCATGCTGAACGCCATCCCGATAACAAATCCCCATTCATATAAAGAGAGACTGGCAAAAAAGGCCGTTAGGCCTGCTGTTCCATAAGTTACATTGGTTAATTTTTCCATACGCATAGTCACCCCCAGAGGAGTGTCCGTTGATGATTAGTGTGAAAGTGTTAAAAAAATTAGGCGGGGATTGATACTTTAAGTGCCTTTAATAAACCTTCAGGCAACTGTTCTTCCAGTGACGCATTAGAAACAATCACAAGACCATACATAGATATCCATGTATTCGTTTGTTGTAAGTGTCCTTGAATAAATTGCTTCGCTTTCTCTAACAAATAAACACAACTCTCTTGTGTGTTTTTACGCCAATAGGATTCAATCGCCACCAGCAATGTGTCGCCTGCATCACTAATCTTTTGCAAGCCTATTCGATATTGCTTTTTACCTGCGGGAGATGTCGTGCAAATTAGTTGTGTGAGTTGTTGAGTTTCACCATCAGCCGTATGGATATTCGCCGTTAAAATGATGGAGGTATTCTTTTCACTGTCTGTTTCTGAGGCATAGTGAAGACTAAACTGTAATTCGCTTATCTCTTTTGACATAACATTTACCAATTTATTTAGTTAATAAGGTGCCGACTCACAGCTCTTGTATGAACAGTATAAGTGGGTGTTGATTCTGTGGTCGGCGTAGACGAAAAGACTACAAAGTAACCTTATTTAATTTAGGGTTGAATATATTAATGAGAACAATTATCATTACACCAACATCAAATTGACAAGTTTGATACGAATTAGTACGACATGACTTACATTGCTTCTTGCGTTTATTTTATATGCCGATATGACTCCTAGCGTATCGGCATTTTTTTATTTTGTGTTGAAAACAAACAATTAAGGCTACACATAATGCGTAGCCTTAATCTTATTCACGTTATCTAACTCAATTATTTTTTATCTTTATTTTCTATCGCTATTGTTTGCCGTTTTTCTTCTTCAGGTAACTCATACTCAATAGCAATGGTCAGAAGTCCACTTGATAAATCGGCTTTTTCTATTTTGACATTTTTACCGAGGTCAAACTGCAATGTAAACTGCCCTTGAGATATACCTCGGTGGATCCATTTATCATTGTCTTCTTCTAATTTTTCTTCTTTTTTCCCTTCAATCAATAAGCGACTTCCTTTCAATGAAACCGATAAGTCATCTTCTTGATATCCAGGCACACTCACTGTCAATTCATAATGGTTATCATCAATCTGTTTCAGATTATAAGTCTGAGTCGGTGATGAAATTGGTTTACTGCCTGTTAACTGGCTAAACAGGCGATCTATCTGATCAAAACGGTTTGAAAGTAAGTTATCAGATAATGTTGGGAATAATGAAAAAGGCTTAATGTTAGGCATATAACTCCTCCTTCAGTATTTAGTGAATTATGGGCGGTATCTTATTTTCCCAAAATATAAATATGAACGAGCAAGTATTTTTCAAGCCTTAAATCCTAAATTTTTTATCTTTGACCAACATGGAATTGTAGATAACAAAAAACTCCGCCGAAACGAGGTTTGAAATACTTACACTTATACTATTATATAAATATTGCATTTAATTTATAGAAAAAAACGGAGTTTTGCAACTTTTTTAATCAGCTTAAAGCGCTAATTTTGAATAGCGAATCTCTATCTAATTGATAGCAACAATCTAATAAACAAATCCAATACAGCTTATAGCTCTTTCGCCAAGCATCAGCACTGACGCCCAACAATTCAGCGAGCTTAACATCCGTATATTTTTTTGCTGTTTGATTAATTTCTGCTTTTACCGCCTGAATGGCTAGTAAGGTAAGAGATTGAAGTCGTTGCTTAACTTTTTCCGTTATCCTTTTTTTACTATTTAATCGCTGAAACTCATGCCAAATATAAGGAACAATGAGTATTTGCTCACGATAATATTGATACCCACCATAGCAATAGAGTAACCATAAGCGCATTTCGTTAGGCAATTGATGAATACCTCTACGCCATGATGAAGTGCGATAAGTAACTTCATTAATTAATGGTTTTGATTTTCCTTTGGCATGTTTTTGCTTAACTTTGAGTGGATGTGAGAGGAGTCTGTATCGAGACTTTCTTTCACCCGCATAGCGTATTGGGTTTCTTTTAAACCTATCGGTTACAAGTATTGCTTGTTCCTCCATGGCACCTAACAGTCCATTTTCTATAATACAAACATTCATCAACGCTGTACTTACTCGCTCGCGTATCCACTCAATATTCACTATCGCACCTCTTGGATAATTATCTGCCCCCTTTCACCCCACACTTTTGTTACCCGCCCATCCCATACACGTGAATCATCGTCAAAAATAGCATCAAGTAATGCTTTTTCGAGATTATCTTTATCCGGTTTTTGTTGATGGGGTTTACCGTTCATTTCGGAGCGTTTAGTTTTACTCCAACTCTTCGGCATGGGTAGAATGAATGTAATGTGGTAATGTGATTCAGGTAGGGTGATTTTGTTTAACTTTACTTCGTCCTTAAACGCAAAATACTTTAAAACTGGGGGACGTTTTTTCCATTTATCAGCCTGAGTCATCCTTGGTTTAGGTACTGGTTCGATATTAAAGACCTTCACACGTTCAACTTCCCTTCTTGGATCAATATGGCTTGCGTTCTCAAAACACCTTCTAGGTGACATTGTTTTGCATACTCCATATCCGTAAATCGTGTTCGTCTATCAACTTCATCGTGACATGCACTACAAGCCCAAGCGCCAAATAAGTCATGCGATTTTATTCCGACGCCACAAAGACCTGACATTCTGTAATGGGCTAAAACAACCGTTTCAGAGTTACCATTACAAACTGAAGGTATTCTAATCTGACATTCACGCCCTTTTGCCTCATTGCGTAAATTCATCATGAGCCTCCTGATTACTATTTTTTATCACTCTAAAATAAAAACGATCATATTATTAACTGAAATAATCATCACTATTTCCTATTCTTCTTGCTTTCTTTTCAAACTCATATATTCAGAGTTACGAGGAATGATGATCGGAATTCCCTTCTCAATGCACCATTGTTCATGTTTCTCCATCATGTAAAGCATCCTTGCTTTATCCATCTTGCTGGTTTCTTCACGCTCACCGTTTTCATTGCGCCCTAACCAGTGTCCAACGAAATATTCATGCGTTTCCTCATTAGTAATGGGCTTTGATAAAACGATTTCACCGACACCATTTTTAATATCGATAACAACGCCACGTGCACGTAACCACTCGCCTGTGGTTTCCATCCACATACGCCATGTTTTATTCATGGGTATGGTTCTTAAATCACGCCACTCGGTGATTTTGATGCGATAGCGTTTACCTGTTGTCACGATTTCGGAGAGCACTTTGAAAATACTGTTGAGATTGGATTTATGGAGACAGATATCATCTGTCACGAGGTCTCCTTTTTACTTTCATGAGTTAAAACGATTTTTCACAATACCTTTTAGGCTCTCGTTTCGGTTGAGCGCGATAAGCAGCCATATATTGATCAACTGGTGTAATACTCAATCCTTGTTGGTCAACATACACCGTGCCTGTTTTACCGTGCCGATTGAGCCTTAAAATCATCTCGGTCAGCGTTTCATCTGCATTATCGTGGTACACCGCATCACGATAAATGCCTAACCAATAATCACAATCTTGCTCGATTTGTCCTGTGTCTCTTGAATCACTTGGTACGGGGCGTTTATCAGCTCTGTTTTCCAATCCTCGATTCAGTTGTACAAGCAACACAACCACCGTATTGAGCTCTTTTGCTAATATTTTTAGCCCCTTAGTGATTTCACCATAGGCAATGTCATTACGGTCAGCTTTTCCCGCTTGCATCAGCGTGAGGTAATCGACACCAATGAACCCAATATCACCGACTTTGCGTTTAATTTTCCGACTTTCAGAGCGAATATGCTGTAAGGACATACCTGGTGTATCATCCACCCAAATATTGGGCTCATCTTTAAGGCGACCGATGGCATTGCAAAGCCTATCCCATTCATGCTCTTCTAACTTTTGGTAAAATTTATCTGAATTAATCTGGGTTTGTTGGGCTAGTGTCCGTTCAACAAGCTGTTTATCCGTCATTTCCATGCTGAACAGTAATACAGGCTTACCTTGTTGTGAGACATTTTTTGCCATTTCAGTGAGAACGGTTGTTTTTCCCATCTTTGGACGAGCACCAATCACGAACAGTGAGCCTATGACAATCTGTTTCGGGCTTAATAGACGGTCAAAATCTTTAAATCCCGTTTTTAATCCTCGATGTTTCTCTGGGTTATCTTGTCGATCACAAATGTCGGTAAAAACATCATCCAGCACATCATCAATTCGGCGTAACCCTGTTTTTCTCCCCATTTTTCCAAACGAAGTAGCTTCATCAAGCAAGCGTTGTGCTTGTTCAATTTTATCTGTAAAACCTAACTCACTTGGCGCCATCATGAGCTTTTGAATTTCAACCGTCTTTTCGATAACAAAACGCTGTGCGGAACACTCTCGGATTTTTTTCGCATAAGCCATAATGTTAGCAATACTCGGTGTTTCTCTTGCCATCTCAGCAAGATAGGCAAAACCACCTGATTGATTAATTCGGCCTTTTGACTCCAGACAATCCGTCACCGTCATGATGTCTATTGGCATACGTTGGGTATACATTTCTCGCAGGGTGAGATAAATAATTTGATGGTGTCGGGCATAAAAATCTTCAGGTTTTAGCAGTGAAAAAATTGATTGCGCATTATCACTTTGCGGGTCAAGCAGTAGTCCTCCAATAACATTTTGTTCCGCCATTAAATTATTCGGAACTTGGTTCATCACAGTGCTCCTTCCCTTGTTTTGAGTACCGTTTCAGGTCTGAGTAAATAATCAAAATTCGCTCGCCAACCCCGATTATTTTCGCCAAAATACCAAGCACTCGCCGTTTCCATAAAATAATCAAAATAATTTTTAGCTGATTCAACTGTGGGTTCTTTGAGCTCTTTCAGGAATTTGGATATTGCTCGTTTGCGTTTGTCATTCAGTGATTCGGCATTGGGTAATCTATCCCCTACCGATTCGTTGAAGGCTTGCATGATTTCCTGATAAGGAATTTTAGCTTGTCGATTAATTGAAATCTGCTTTGCAGGTTTCGAGTCGTCAGACGATAGTTTTTTAAGGTTAATTGACTGGTTAAAAGACTGACTGGTTCTGGGTAAAAATTTTTGACTACCCCCTAGTCCAACCGTTTGACTACCGTGGTCAAATTCTTTGACTACCTCTGGTACAGAATTTTGACTAGGTGGTACTGTATTTTGACTACCGTCATCAAGAGATTTAGCCTCCAAATCCAGAATATATAAATTGGAAGTATGCCCCTTATCTGTTTTTCGCGTAACTTTACGAACAAACCCTTTTTTACATAAACTTTTAATGTGGTTTATCGCACTTTGACGGCTAATTTCGCAATGACGTGCAATAGTCTCATAAGAAGGAAAGCACTCACCTTTATCATTGGCATTATCAGCAAGTTTCAGTAGCACCATTTTTTGTGCTGTACTCCCCACCTGTAATTGCATGGCTTTTGCCATTAGAAGCATACTCATTTTCGCTCTCCTAATAACTTATCCCGATATGCTTTCCTTAATTTTGCGTCTTTCAATGCTTCCTTTAAACGCTGACAACCTAGTGGGGTTATTTCTTGTAATAGCCTATTTCTCATGATGTTTTTATGCCCATCACAGCCATTAAATTCATGATTTATTCTTTGTCTCATGGTATAATTTCTCCATTCCAAAGCTGTATCAAAAAAGGGAAACCGAAGTTTCCCCTTGTGATAAAAACTGGATATTGATACAGTATATTTGTACGTTAAATGGTGAATTCCATTGAACAACACGCCCCGTTTGTTGCCGCAATCGAGGCGTTTTCTTTTATTTTCATTTGAGAAAGTTCACCCATTTGTTTCCACAAAAATCGGTACTCTTCTTCTGAGATTTTTCGTTCTCCTTCCATCACAAAATCAATAATTCCCGATGCGACAAGCGTTTCGCATATTTCAGGATATTTTTCAGTTCGACGTAGGATTGTTGAATCATGAACACCTAACGTTCTAGCCACGGCAGACTGAGTTTTATTTCTCAATGCTTGTAATGCTGACGCTATTAGGTGATTAGAGATAAATTGATTGAATTGTTTGCGTGTATTTGCGCATTCCATTGTTTAAAGTCCTTATGAGTTAACTAAGGGACAATAATGATCCGTGGCTCATTCCGTATGAGTTGATATTGAGGGAAGAGTTGTCGCTTTATCAGCGACTCCGTAGCAGTCAAGAACCCTGCGGTTGTTAAAGAACGTGGTGAAATCAAGCAACTTTAGGTGGAAACAAGTCATCAATTGTGACTTTCACACCTTTTTTATTAAAGAAATCAACGAGCTTTCTACAAACATCTAAGTCAGCCTTACGTCTACCGTTTTCATAATGACTGACATTTCCTTTTGTACATCCAAGCTCTTTTGCTAAGTCGTTTTGGGTGATTCCCAATTTTTTTCTATAGCGACTTATGTTGTTCATCAGAACCTCCTTATTACAATGATGTTAGTATACATAAAGTATCTTATAACTCAACATAAAAGTATACATTTTGTGTGTCCACATGTTTGTATACATAACGTATAATGCTGGTATGAAAATGAAATGGTACGAACTAGCCAAATCCTTAATGAAGGAAAAAGGCATTACTTATGATGATTTAGCTGAGCGCTTTTCGGTTTCGAAAGGTGCAGTTGGTCATTGGATGACCGGCAAAAGAGAGCCATCCCTGCATGATATAGCGGGAATACTGGCGTTTGTTGGCGTGAATAATGCAGTTATTAATTCAGATGGTTCGATTAGCATCGAAAAAGAAGATATTAATCATCAACCACCAATTTACCAGTACCCTCTATTCACAAAAGTACAGGCTGGTGCTTTCTCAACAGAATTTAACTCATATACTCAGAAAGATGCTGTGTCGTGGATACCGACAGCTAAGAAAGCCAGTGAGCGCGCTTTTTGGTTAGAGGTTGAAGGCCAATCAATGACAGCACCACCAGGAGGGAAACCAAGCTTTCCTGAAGGAATGCTTATCTTGGTTGATCCTGATGAAGAGGTGGAGTTTGGAGATTTCTGTGTCGCTCGCTTGCTGAATGATGAGTTCACATTCAAGCGATTTATTAGAGAAGGTGGAATATCATATTTAGAGCCGTTAAACCCACGCTATGACCTGATCCCTATTAACGGGAACTGCACAATCATAGGTAAGGTAATCAAGTCACAATGGCCTGACGACACGTTTTAATACAATAAGGTATTAGTTATATTTATTTTTCTACACGCCAAATGGGATCTGGTTTATACACAAAGGAATATAATATGGAAAAAGATACTGGTGTCCATGATACTATTGATGATACTGATGTTTATGTGTACATAGGGGACATAACAAGGGCTGGATACAACAAATTATCAACAGAAATTGAAAATAGAATAACTGCCAATAAAAAGCGTGAACATGTAATTTTATGTATTTCTACTTATGGCGGCGATCCTGATGCAGGATATAGAATTGGTAGAGCTCTGCAACATTATTATACTGGAAATGTATCAGTTCTTGTGCCAAGCTTATGTAAGAGCGCAGGAACATTAGCTGTTATTTCTGCTGATAACCTAATTATTGGTGACCGAGGTGAATTAGGACCTCTTGATATACAGCTAAGAAAAGCTGATGAAATGGGAGAGTCTAGCTCAACTCTTGATATCTTTAAAGCTGTAGATCAATTAGAATCACGCACTTTATCGGCCTTTAGGCAATATCTCACTGATATAAAATATGGCAGAGGAATTAGCACTAGACTATCAGCAGACATAGCATCAGAATTAGTTAGTAATTTATACCAGCCAATAGCTAGCCAAATTGATCCACATAAAATTGGTGAACATCAAAGAGCTATGGGAATTGCATTATCTTACGGTGAGCGATTAACAAAAAAATCTAATAACCTAAAAGAAGGATCACTAACTAAATTAATAGTTAACTATCCATCACATGGATTTGTAATAGATAGAAGTGAGGCCAAAGATCTTTTCAATAATGTAAACTGTCCTGATGGATTGTCAGCCAATGTTTATAATATGATTAGCCAATGGATCATAAAAGACCCAAATATAATTGGTGGCACACCTTTCGTATCAGATTTTGAAAGTTTTCTAAAAAGAACTGCTGACGAAACACCAAAAACCGAGAATCAAGAAAATGACAACAGAAATAATGACATTGAATCAGACGCTGTCGAGAGCGAACCAACCGGAGATAGATCTGGTGAAAATAGTGAGCACTCAGAACAAGGAAATGAATCAGGAACTGAAGAAAGCCGAAAACCGAGAAGTAAAAGAAAAACTTCATGAAAGTCATAGGCATTATTATCTGTAAAAAAATAAAATAAATATCCCCTTGCATAGCCGAGGGTTTTCTATATACAAATACAATAAAAAGCCCTCTCCACGAGGGCTTTTTTGTGCCCTATCCCCTCCAAAGAAGTGATCTGCATTCCAATCTGAGATTTTTTTGAAAATAAATTATCTGAAAATACAGATAGTTGACTCATTTATTGTAAAAATGTCTACATTTAGTATTTACATGTGTCTACTTATCGTATACATTTAATCACATCAACGGAACACAGCACGTTGATGTTCTTTAACAACGATGATGGCGAGCTGTGTATTAGCTATCAGAACGGTGGCGCTGATAAAGCGTCAACCTTCTCAGAAGGTTTTAATGAGCGCAGGGTGTTCACTCCCACCATAGAGAGATTTGCCCCGACATGGAAACTATCCCATGTATAAACAGAAATAACATGGTTTCGATCCCTGCGCTCACTAAAGCCAACTGTTTGGAGGATATATGGCAACTATTACAGTTAAAAAGTCACGCAAGCCTGAGTTTTTACGTGGAGCATCTGCAAATAGACGTCACGCCAGACGGAAAGCAGAAGCTATTGCAAAAAAGAATATTGAATTGAAATTAGAATCAGTATTCCCTCAGGAGAAAAGACTTACATCAGTAGAAAAAACACTGTCATTAAGTCACATACCAGTTACTAGAAATATTGAACCTAAATTCAAACCATCGGTAGATAACTGTTGCTTACCTAATGTAGCAGTATTTTCAGGAGTTAAAACAAAACAGCCGAGCAGTGAGTTCGGGGTTACGGCGAGATAAAATAGGAGAAGTAAGATGAAATTTGAAGATTTACCAGTAAAAATTCAAGAGATTGCAAGCCAAACATTGGCATGTTTAATAACCAATAACAATCCAGATAAAGAGCAAGCAGAAGAACTTGCTCGCTCTGTGGCAGTGGCTTTTATAAAGCTATATCAAGACAATTAATTATCTTTAAGTTTTTTAAAGTAATTAGTAAAACTTTGGTGAGCAAATATGATCGACTCAACTGTTGATCTTGACGCCGCTCCATTAATCATGGCTGTTTTTTCAGCCTTAATCAATTCTATAACTAATTGCTGAGCCGCTAATTCAGGGTTTTCTTTTGGATCAATTACTACATCTGACATAAAACATTCCTATATTGACTGTGGAATAACCAATATATCAATTTTCCTTGACTGTGGAAAGTAAGGAACCACCTCGCCTGACGTGGTTAAAAGCAGGCACAGTTAACTAATTACAGTCCATCAAGGTGGGCTGTGGCGAGTTGATTAATAGATAGGAAATAGAGATGGAAATATGGTTTAAGGAATTTGAGTCACATGGACGTCAGATTCTAATCAAGAAAGCTCATGACGCCGATAAGCAAAAAGTCGGAGTGCAGTATTGCTGGCCTGAGAAGATTTTCGATGTCGACTTTGGATTATGGATAGATTACGACGACGATGACGAGGAAAGCTTTGATAAAGCGGAAGAAGCACGCAACAAGCTATTCGACACCATCGATCAGGAAGCAGTAGATACCGCGGTGAGTAACTTAATTCAAAAACTCAAACTTGATGATTAGCATCGTGTTTAGTTAATAACGGAGGGAGTATGACATCCCTCGTTCAGCAGTAACCCACCACTTAATCATTCATATCGCTATTAATAGTGAGGAATACGCACATAAGGAATTAATTATGGGTGATGTAGGAGATGATTTTCGCGCATACAAGGAAATGGTAAAAGAGCGGAAATTAGAGCGACTAAAAAATAATACGGAGCAACTAAAGGATATAGATATTCCGTATACCAGAGATTCAAGTGGAACTATTCACTTTCAAACAAAGAACGGAAAGGTTCTATTTTATCCAACAATAAACAAATATCAGCACAAGCGAAGCGTTAAACGAGGCGGTCTATTTAAGGCTGTTGAGTTAGCAAAAAGCCTCGGAATCTAACCCACCGCACCAACACCAGATAACCACCCTATCGCTCACCTAGCGAGGTAACAATGAAAACTAACTATTACAGCGCTATGCGTGATTGCATGGCGGTGCGTATCACTACGCCTTTTCTACAACTAGCTCGTCAGGCGGCAAGGATAGCCGTCTCGACTAATAACAAGGATGTTTGGCGGTTGGCGAGTCAACTACAGAAGATGGCTTACGGGAGGAAAATATGTCACTGACTATACGTTACACCTATGCAGATATGACCAGTAGAAACCGAAATAATGGCACGGAAATAGCCTTTCAGAATCTTAACGATGTCCGCATTGAAACAGAATCATTCAGGGAACTTACTCAATATTACCAACCAGAGCCGTCAGAAGTCGTTGATTACATCATTAATCAGTATGACGCAAAGTCACTCGCCACGGCTATTCATCTCTCAGGACGAGGGGAAGTAGTCGCAAAGATACTCAATGAGTTGTATTTCAGGAGGGTTGCGTGATTACCAACACCTACGGACTCAGAAACGACTGGTACGAACGCCAAATGGAACGAGAAGCGTTTGTTAATTCTCAGGAAGAGAGAATATCAGTTGATGAGGTTATGGATAGCCTGCCAGAAGAACTGTTATGTATGGATTTAGCAAGGAAGTTAAATCCTGTATTTGAAATTAGTCCCCAAGCACTGGATGCGGTTTTAGATGGAATTAGAACAGCGATACAGATTGGGATAGATAAGGAGATATTGTGAGCGCGTCAATTATTGAGTTTGTGCAACAACAAGAGTCATTATTTTGCAACGCACTAACAGATCAAACGATCACATGGGCTAAGGAAAGCCAGTTTGCAATTCAGGCATTCCAACGAAATGACGAGCTAGCAAGAGTGGCTATGGAAAACCCCGCTAGTGCTCAGAATGCCATTATTAACGTGGCGGCTATTGGGATTACATTAAATCCAGCAAGTAAGTTGGCGTATTTAGTGCCAAGAAAGGGTTTTGTTTGCCTTGATATCAGCTATATGGGTCTCATGCACCTAGCTCAGGCCACTCAAGCTATCGAATGGGGTCAATGCAAGTTAGTCCATGAAAATGACGTTTATGAATCTAATGGTCTAGACACCCCGCCAACCCACAAATATAACGCATTCAGTGATAGAGGTAGTGTTATTGGTGGTTATTGCACAGTAAAAACAGCAAGTGGCGACTACCTCACGGAAGAGATGCGATTGGATGAGATAAAGGCTGTTGAGGCTACGAGCAAGTCAAGAAATGGCCCATGGAAAACATGGTGGGATGAGATGGCTCGCAAAACAATTGTGAAAAGAGCGAGCAAATACTGGCCTCGTCGTGAAAGGTTAGATCAAGCCATTGATTATGTGAATACCGAGGCAGGTGAAGGAAATTATTTTGATGCGCCTGAAAGTAAAGCAAAAGACATAACGCCAGCGAGTGAAGATCAATTAAAAGCCATCACTGATTTGATGATTAAAGTTAATGGTGAATGGAGTGACACGTTCTTCGCATTTATTAGTAAAAAATTCAACCATCAAATATCCCATCCAGAGCAATTAACCGCATTTGAGGCCAATACCATTATCGACATGCTAAGGAAAAAGGCAGAAGGAAAATGATTAGTAATGACATCATTCTAAGCAAAACAGGCATCGATTTAACCAAAGTAGAGCAAGGAAGCGAAGAATGGATGTCTATCAGGCTCGGTGTAGTAACTGCCTCTGAGGTATGGAAAGTTATCTCTAAGCCAAAGTCAGGGAAAAAATGGACAGATACAAAGAAAACATATTTAAACACCCTTATTGGTGAAGTCTGTACAGGAGTTTACAAGGAAGTATCAGCAAGGACGCTGGAATGGGGTAAAAACTACGAATTAGAAGCAAGGATGACATTCGAGTTTTACACCGGATTAACGGCAAAGGAAGTGCCAATAATATTTAAAGATGAGCAACTACGGATGGCTTGCTCACCAGACGGCATTTGCAGTGATGGTTCTGGATTAGAGCTTAAATGTCCTAATAACACGGACGTATTTATAGACTTAGCATTGAATGGAATCGATGCAATGAAAAAGGAATATGTGGCTCAAGTTCAATATTCCATGTGGGTTACAGGTAAGGATATCTGGCACTTTGCAAATTTTGACCCACGCATGCCGGCAGGGAAAGAAATCGCATATTTCCCTGTTGAGCGTGACGAAAAAATGATGAAAGAATTTGACGAGTTAGTACCTGAGTTCATTGAGGTAATGGATCAGGGATTAAACAAGTTAGGCATTCAATTTGGCAATCAATGGAGTGTATATGGCAATTAACACAATAACGGCAAGTGGAAACTTAGGTAAAGATTGCGAGCAGCGATGGACGCCAAATGGTAAGGCGGTTGCATCTTTTAGTTTGCCAGTGAAACAAGGCTACGGAGAGCACGAAAAAGTATCTTGGGTTATCTGCAAGATGTTTGGCTCTAAAGCTGAAAAGCTACCTGAATACTTAACCAAAGGAACAAAGGTTACGGTTACTGGTGAGTTCGTCATGGAAGAATGGACAAGCCAGAACGGTGAGAAAAAATCAGCGCCGGTAATTATCGTTGATCAATTAGATTTTGGTGGTAACGGTGGCAATCAGGCAGGAAGCAATAAGCCACAAAATCAAGGATGGGGGCAACCTCAGCAACCGCAAGCACAAAAACAAGCATCGAGTAATCAAGCACCACAAAGTGAACCTCCTCAAGATTGGGATGATCAAATACCTTTCGCCCCTATCGGACTCCCCTACCCACGCCACGCTATTTATGTGATTTAACCAAAGGATATAACCATGAATAAATGCTGCTTATGCAAGAAAGAACTTGATGACTATAACGGGTATGAGTACCGAGGCTTTCATTCCTGTGAAGAGCACTTTGACGAAGTCATTGCTCGTGTTGATAGAAAGCGCCAAGAGATTATTAGTCAATTCGATTCAATTTCTCGTCCATTAAAAGGGTTAGATATAAGTCCAGACAACCCTATCGGGAAAGCTAACCGAGAATTACTTAAGGGAAGTCTCGAAGTTTGTAGTAAAGAAACTTTGTTAGAAAAAGAGTATCGCAAAGGAATTATTTAATTAACCAAAGGATATGACCATGCCTGTAACTACTGAGGTGGTAAAAGTCTATTACTCGCCAACTAGGAATAGGCGATATTTCAGCAAGGAATCCGCAATTAAAGCAGAGGCCAAGGCGAGAATATTCAAGAAGTATCCATCTGAAAAACCAGAATACGACACTGGATATGCTGGCTACAACATTTGGGATGACAGACCTGAATTCTATCAACGAGCATTACGCTTTCTTTCTTACCTAATAAAGAAAAACATCAATTAACCAACGGACTCAGTGCAAGGATGCAAACAGGAGATAGATATGACTATTGAACAGTTACAAAAAGAAAATGAAAAGTTGAAAGAAGTTCTTTTTGCTGGCGCTTTCTTAATGGCTAAAGCGGTTCATAAATATGATTTCGGCGTTGGAATGGAAGAGCAAGCCACCGACTTTATGAAGGACGCAGAGGAACTTACAGGTAATAAGCTACCAAAGTTCGCATGATAATTTAACTCGCAGGGATGCAATGAAGAGGAATGAATATGGTATTTATTCAACTGATAATTATTTATTTTCTAATTAAAGTCATTAACAGTTTATTTAAAAAGGTGGAGTGATGGATAAATCAAGGCAGCAGTTTGAAGAGTTTATTAAGTTTCACATGGATGATGCGGAAATAAATAATAAATTTGAAACAGCAAATAACGGATTAAATTACGCTGACCAATATGTAGATTTAATGTGGATTAGCTGGCAAGCATCACGAGAGAGCTTAATTAATAACTTACCAGAAAGTATTAATTGCCCTACCGCACCAGAATTAATATGGCTACAAGTCGACCCTGAGCCAGAGGAGGAAAATAAACCTGTATATCCAGTTAACTTATATAGTGATGATGTGACTTGGTGTGCAGATAGAATTCATTCAACTGACACATTATATATTCGCGCTGATTTAATTCAAAAGTAAATAATCATGCAAATAATCGGATATGTATTACTCATGTTAATGCAGGGTTCTGCTGTGCCTGTTACAGAGCAAATATACACACAGCAAGAATGCGAGAGCCGTGCAATGCAAATAATGCAGGTGCGGGATGTTGAAATAGTTTGTGGGGAGGTATGGAATGAAAGATAAATATTATTTGGGATTACAAGGCTACGAGGAAGAAGGTTTTGAAATTGAACCGACAATAAAAGATAAATTTAATTTAAAATCTCCATCGTGGGATATATCAATAACAAAGCAGGATTTAGTTAATATTAAGCTCATGATAGAGGAGATATTAGAAAGTGAATAAATACACCGAACTGTCTGACTTGAGATTAATAAAGCTGTATTTCACAAAGCAAAAATAAAGCATAAATATTTTAGATTCTTACCTAACGGCGTTATTACTTATAATATCAAAGGTAAATATCAAGTATTCGACCCCTGCAACAATCCAGCCGATGCCATGCCGATTATTATTGAGAATAAAATAGGGTTATCACCAATGTACTATTCTAATGAATGGACGGCTGATTGCCTTGATTATGACTTTATCTCAGTAAATAAAAACCCACTACGCGCCGCTATGGAATTATTCTTAATGATGAAGGATGCGGAGAATGAAAAAGTATGACTTAATTCTCGCTGACCCGCCTTGGCGATATAATAACAAAGTATCAAATGGCGCAGCAGATAATCATTATAACACCACAGGTTTATATCCCCTCTCCCGATTACCAATAGAAAAACACTCCTCTAAAAATGCCGTACTGTTTATGTGGTACACAGGCAACTTTGCACTCGAAGCTATTAAATTAGCCGAAGCGTGGGATTTTAAAGTTAAAAACATGTTCGGGTTCGCATGGGTTAAATTAAATAAAAACGCAGGAGATAGAATAAATAAAAAACCGCCAGAAGACTTTTTCGATTTCATGGAAATATTAAATAATGAGACAAAAATTAATTTCGGTAATTACACCCGTCAAAATGTCGAAATGTGTTTAATAGCTACAAGAGGAAATGGATTGCCTCGTCAATCTGCAAGTGTTCGACAAGTTATTTATTCGTGCTTAGGTGAACATAGCGAGAAACCAAAAGAAATACATCATCGTTTGGAGGAATTATACGGAAATGTTCCTCGACTCGAATTATTCGCTCGTGAGAAATACGGTGATAGGGATGTATATGGCGACCAAGCGGAAGAAAGTATTCAATTAATATAAAAGGAATAAAAAAAGTAAATAGGAGAAACAATAAATGAAGCGGATAACATTATCAGAATGGAATAATAAATATTTCGCCAAACCTAGAAGTCCACGGCAATTATCTCGCTATATAAAGGAAGGTAGGTTATACCCTGCTCCAGAAAAGGTTGGTAGAGAATATGAGTTAGAGCCGTGGACAATTCTAACAAATGACAAAATGGTAAGGGAACCGCAATATTTAATGGAGAAAATTAATGGGCAGAAGCAGAAGTGCAAAGAACAAGGGGCTACCGCCTAACTTGTATTTGCGTAAAGGGATTTACTATTACAGGGATGTAAGAACTAAAAAGGAATTTTCTGTTGGCTCAAACAAATCATTGGCAATAACCGAAGCCATACAAGCCAATTTAGCTATTTATAAACCTAAAGAGCCATTAGTTGACAGAATTAATAATGTTCACTGTGTAACATTGCATGAGTGGCTTGATACTTATAGGGGGAAGGTAAACAGCCGGGGGTTAAAAGAGAAGACGCTCTACGATTACGAATCAAGAATAAAGTTAATCAAATTACACTTTAATGACTGTCCAATTGAGAATGTAACACCAAGAGATGTAGCCACATTTATTTCAGAGTACCCTAAAAAGGCAATGGCAAAATTACTAAGGTCCACTATGCTAGATGCTTTTAATGAAGCCATTGCGGATGGTGTGATAAAGGAAAATCCCGTTTCCGTGACAAAGCCGCCAAAAACAAGCGTTCAGCGCTCAAGGTTATCGCTAGAAGAGTTTAAATACGCCTTGGAGCACACAAATGACAAATATAGGTATATGTTCCTATTGGCGATACTTACAGCTCAACGCATTAGCGATGTTATCAACATGAAGTGGGATGATATAAAAAATGATAGGCTGTATGTCACCCAATTAAAAACAGGCTCTAAAGTAGCAATACCTCTCTCATTAAGACTTGAGTCTATTGGTTATTCTATTAAAGATGTTTTAAATCTCATGAATAGGAGCTCAGATAAAATCTGTGGCAACACCACCGCAAAAACATTAAGAGGTAAATTTATCGAAGCGTTACCTAAACATATAGAAAATAAACCAACATTTCATGAAATTAGAAGTTTATCTGCAAGATTATATGAAGAAGAAAAAAGTGCTGAGTTTGCAAAGAAAATACTTGGCCACAAATCTATGAGAATGACAGATAAATACCTTGATGATAGAGGTAATGGCTACGTTGAATTGTGA